CGTTGCCCGGATATATACGCATTTTCGTTTTATCCCCATTCTCCCAACATGAATGATGTTCAAAACATAGTATATTTATATTTCTTGCATCATGCGCCATTTCGGGAAACGCTCCACGGGTCAATATATGCGAAGTATAAACGGCGGAATAATTCCGTAACGGCTTTAAACATTCTTCGCATCTGTGCGGCTTATGCTCCCAAACCCACCGGAAAAACCGTTGGTTGGCAACGGGAATGTCGCCACGTCCTAAAACGCAATTCCCGAACACTTCCCGTTGTAACTCAACACGCAACCGTATATCTAACCGAAAATTACGAATATCCAATAACGGTTCGTAACCACGTGCAACGCAATATTCATATTCGCAACGCTCGGTCAACAATATTGGCTCCATTACATATTGTCTATATCGTCCGCCGGGTCTGCCATTTCCGGGAACATATCATTTTCGTTGTCTGCATCATTTACATAAACTAACGGGTTGGGTTCCCCATCAGCCCCGAACAATTCTAATTGGGCTTTCTTTCCCTCAAACAGAAATTCGTAAACCTCGTTTTCAATATCGCAAACAATGTTTTCCAACTCTTCCTCAAAACCGAACGTTTCAATGTTATATTTCATTCGTGGGGTATTGATTGCTGTTTTCTGATTGTTTGATATGGTAAACAATCCGGTTAAAACGACGCCTACGTTATCATCTTGCCCGGACAAAGAAACGCCCCTAACCTCTATATTGTCCAAACATTCTTCCGCAAATGCGGCTGCAATATCTGTTTGTTTCTTTGTTGCTTTAAACTCCGGCGTTGCCATCATGGTTTTAAATGACATTATGTTGAATACACGTCCCATAATCGGGCGCAAATCATTAAACAAATGACGCAAATCCGGGTGTATGTCTTTTGCACTCAATACATGGTATTTGTTCGTGTAACTCTCATTTCCGACAACTTCCGTTACTTCATAATGTACGTCTAACCCGCCATCTTTCAATAACTTTACTTTCGATAATGAAAACTTTTCCTTTGTAGGAATCGGCATAACATTTTGTTTTTTTTCGCTCATAATTTTTAATCTTTATTGTTTCCCGGTTCCTCCGGGTCGGTTTCTTCTTGGAAATACTCGCACGGTTCATCATCAGCACAACGACCGGACAAACAACATACCGGATAATCCACGCAATCAATGCACATTTTTTTTTCGTTCATAATTTAAAAGTCTGTTTCATTTAACAATTTTGCAACCTTGTTTTCCGGCTCTGCATCCGGTGCAAATATCGGTTTCGGGTCGTGAACTAAAACTTCCCTTTTTACCTTTTTGGTCTTTGCGGGTTCCGGTTCCGGGTTAAACTTCAATTGTTCCGCCGGATATTCTTTTGGTTTCAGTTCTATAATACCATTTTCCACCAAAACCGGAATACAACGTTTGCAGGCTTTCACGTCCTCCAACGCATCATGCGCCGGGAATGTTTCGCCGGGGAAACACTTGTTGTAAAGTTCCTCCAATTTCGGATATTTGCCCGGACGTCCGTCTGCATACAATGCGCCAACAAATTTAATTGTTTTCATCATCGTATCAATTCGTTTGCCCTTAAACAATGCGTCCTCCGCTTTTGCGTCGTAATATTCACGACCCATAATGCGCAATATCATTGCTTTTACAATTGACGTATCAAAGTAAATGTTGTGTCCTACCAACAAACGGGCTTTTTCGCAATCCTCCAAAAATTCGTCTATAATGTCAGCAAATGGGACGCCCTCGGCGTTTGCTCTCTCTGCTGTAATTCCGTGAACTTCTGTTGACACTTCCGGTATTTCCCATCCCTCCGGCTTAATAATGTAAGAACGTTCCTTTTCGTTTACCGCCCATGCCAATTGCACAATATTTGGAAATTCCGCAAAATCAACGTCCCATTTTGCGCCCTTTGGGGGCAACCCGGTTGTTTCACAATCGAACGTCAAAACATCTTTCATAATGTCGTTTATCTCATTTCCTTTGCTGTCTTTCAATGTTACTTTTTTCATAATCAAATTTCATTTGGGTCTGCTATATATATATAATATTCTTCACTTGCAAGCTGTTTTAAAAAATCGATATGTTCTATTAATTCCGCATTGCTCAACTCTGCAATTGTCCGCAACCGGGTTTCATATTTCCCGGTGTTAATATCCGGCGTTTGCTCATACATAACCGGGGACAACTCACGCAAACGGTGTTCCGTCT